GCGCCGACGACAGCCACGCGGTAAGCGTTGACCCGCCCGACAGTCCGCTGATGACGAACCGGTAAGCGCTGATAGCCCCGAAGGCAATGGCGATGCGGCCGGTGGTCATGTCGAGGTTTTGCGCCTCAGCCAATGGCAGCCAGTCGTCGTCGATACCTGTCTTGGTGAAGATCGCCATGCGCCCGGCCGTGGGCTTGGTGGCGTAAGTGAAGACGATCTGGTGGTAGCCCGGCGCAAGCCCCGGTATTACCTGGTCGAAAGTTCCATTTGCGAGCGGTATTGGGAAGCTTGCGCGGTTGTTCATTTTGGCGGACTCAGGGAGTGATAGGTTTGCTCACAAGCGTAGCCGGCATTTCGGGCGCGGTCATAAGCTGGCGCCAGCTCTTCAAGCGTAGCGCTGCACCGGCCGAGCAGGTCGGAGAGCACCATGGCGGCGCGGGTGACTGGCTGGCTTCGACCGGGAGCGGCGGGACTGCAGGCGGTTGGACGGGTGGACAGCTCGTTGGCGTCGAAGCGCAAGCCGTCAGCAGCGACAGCAAGCTGGCTGCGGCCAAAGTCAATAACAGTCGTTTGAGTGCGGGCATCGGTGGCCACCTTATTGGCCGCGGAGATGCGGCGTTGCTCTTCCACGCGTGCGGTTTGAACCGCATCCGCGCGCGCGATCGCTTCGGCGGCGTCACGCTCAGACCACTCGATTTGCCATCGCGAGTCAGCCCGATCACTGCCGAACTTCCAGCCCGTCCCGAAAACGGCGAACACTACAGCCAGTACCAGCAGCGCCGGTAGCCCATAGCGCAGGGCCAAGGTCGTCATACGTCCAGCCCAAACGCCCAAGACTGCGGCCACTTTTCAGGGTGTGGTTTACCGGGACGCCAAAGGCGGTCGGCATACATAGTCCATGCATCCGCGGCGTTGTCCGGCAGGGGGTGAGGGTCCGTTAGCATCAACAGGCGGGCGAACGCCGCGCCAAGCACGTCGTCGGTTTCCATCGCTTTCCATACCGCCACGCGCTCCGGCAGCACGCCCCGCGCTTTGCAAACTTTTTTGGCCAGTTCAGCCGAGGCGCGGTGAGTCAGCACGCCATTGATCCCCGCGAGCCGACCATCCTCAAACTGCCAGTAGGACCGGGCCGGACCCTTGCCATACTGGATGCGGGTGAGGTAGGCCGTTTCGTGAAAGCCTATGGCCGCCAGATTGACTCGGGCTTTTCTCGAATCGAGTTCGGCGGGCAGGAGCTGGAAGGCGGTTTCAATTGCGGCTTTAGGGTAGGCCATGGCGTCACCTGCGGGTAAGGCGGTTGAAAGGCTTGGCGAGATTGCCACGGCTAGACACGCAAAGGATGGCGAACGCCAAGACGACGCACATCAGCCAGGGTTGAGTGTGGGGCGCGTTCGCTTGAAAGTCCGAGGCACCTTGAAAGAAGGCGGCCATTGACCCGCCGCCCCCGAGCCAGGCCGCCAGCGTAGGCAGCAACCGGGTGCGGTGCCCACTCAAGTAACACACCAACGCCACCGCAGTGATGACGTGCAGGATGAGGCGCACCGAGAGAATGGCCGCGCCGTAGGTGGTTGGATCACTGTCCATCGTCGCCCCTCTTAAGGATTGGGATTCGATCAATGATAGCTTTGAGCCAAACCGGCAAGGGGCCATCGTTACGGACCATCAGGTTGATGGCGCCGAAGACTGCCGCCGCCAGTGCCGCCGAAGTACACCCGACCAGAATGGCGTAGTTACCCCCGCTATCAAAGTGGCCTTTTGCCGCCCCGTAACCAACTCCCCAAGAGAAAATAAGCAAACACACTTTCCGGGTCAGCACCTCAAACCAATGCGTTTTGACCGGGTCTGGCAAGGCGAGCAGAAAGAAACATCCGAAAGATGCCCCGCTTGCAGCGCCCGGGTGGAGCTGTTCAAAAACACTCCAAATGTACAGCGCAACAATGGCGGGCCATGCTACGGCGTTCGGATCTGGTGGCATCGGAAACCCGCCCTGTCAATTGAAAAGTAGCGATAGGCTACCACATGTCCGGTGCTGCTATCAGTAGATGCTGATCATCCGCCATCGCATATTGAAACCGTCGTAGTAGAGGGTGGCCGTTCCGCCTGGCGCCAAGACCTCGTCAGACTTTAAGGCGAAACGATTTGGCCCCTGACTCGCCGAACTCGAATTGCCCAGAGTCATCGGAGTCGTGCCGGTATTCAGGAGGATTATGGTGCGCCCGTTCGTCCCGCCAGCTATGCCCGTGATCGAAAGCGGGGTTGTCCCATAAACCCTGAATACGTTACCGGTGCCGCCGGCCAATGGCCAGTCATTCACGTTACCGTTCAGGCCACTCAGAGAAACCACGCCGTCAATGTAAATATTGCCGGTCAGCTCGATCGATGCTTGCCCGGTTCGTAGGCACGGACCGGATAACTGGGCGTCGGAAAAGTCGATTCCGTACTGGTGCGAGCCCGTTACGACCATCACCGACTTCGAGTTGCTGTCATCTCGGAACGCAGCGGACCACGCCGCGTGCTGGGTAACCGCAAAACCCACGTCCCACAGCGACCCCGGCACCGCGCCGGCAGCAAACGCCACTCCGCAAAGCTTGGCCCCGCCGTAATTGTTATCCGTGTCGCAAGTGGCCCATACGCCCATCCCGTTGGAGGACCCGCCCGGGCTATAAACTTTGTCACTCTTCGTCAAGTTCGTGACCCGGATTTCGGCAGCCATGACATTGCCGTGGCCAGGCACTTGAGAGCTGTTCCTGCCCTCGGCGTACAACCCGATCCCGCAACCCGCGCCGTCTGCCGCGTGACCTTGGGCGCAGAGGCCGAGCGCATCAACACCGGGGGTCTGGGCGCGACCTACCGCAGAGAAGTACCCGGCGTTTGCCTGCATCGTGCTTGCGGGGTCAGAAACCGAAATCGCCTGAATGGCGGAGTTCGCCTCATTATTCACGACGCCGCCATTCTGCGCACCGTTCATGCACTCATAACGCGACACCTTCAGGGTCGGGCCGCTGTGAGAAACCGGGTGTTCCGGTGACCCGTCTACGGCTGCGAACTGCCTGCCGGATTGCGGGCTGTAATAGTGTTGGTCAACACCCCAGTCGACTACGATTTTATCAACGCTCATGTACCCTCCGGGTATGGCGGGGCGGCTGGCAATCCTTTGATCGCATCGCCCGACTTTGAACTTAAAATGAGTCTGAGCGACTTACGGTAGTCCGCCCATTCTTTTGGAACTTTCACAGAGTTTTCTGCGCACCGGGTTACTGTAACGTCGGACGCGGTCAACGCGTCACGCGCTTGCAGTTGCATGTGGCCCCACGAGGGTTTTCTAGGATCATGTGCTTTGTACACGGCATTGACCCCGTCGATTACCGACTGCGGGGTATCCTCGAAAAACTCAATTGTTCCATCTGGCGACCATGTGAAGTGCTGCCCGATGAGGTCGCCATGCGCCGCCAGCTCGTCAGCGAACGAGGGGCCGATAGATTTTTTAGCCATTCTGGTCACCCGTTAATATTCACTGTGGCTTGAATGTTGTTGATGTTTAGTGTCCCGCCATTAGGTCCGACGTACGTGCCAAGGGTCGCGAAGTGGTAACCCTCCGAAAGACCGCCAAGCGCACCGTGGGTTGAAATGGTCAGATCGTACGTTGGCTGAATAACGCTGGCAGTAGCCGGGCTGTAGGCAGTGGAGATCCCGTCCATGAAAACTTGAAAGTTTATCTTGGTGATGGCGGGGCTACCGCTGGTCTGCGTCGTGCCCGAGCTCACGTTAACGATCGGCACGTCATCCGCCCAGACCAGAAAAGGAACACGGATGAGCGTGGACGTTTCGGCCAGGGTCGTGTTCGTAAAACTGAATGGCCCGGTATTCGCAGTTGTCGCCACAACTTTTCGGCGGTTGAACCAGTTGATGCAAGTGCGGGAGGTGATGGAGTCCACGAACTGGGTGGAGGCGTTGGTGCGAACCATACCCACGAGGGTCTGCGTAGCGTCGCCACTTTTCACCGTTACGCCGTTGGTGCCGGTGGCGTACGCAGTTGTGGAGACGTTCAGTACTGGGGCTGCGGTTGTACCCGACAGGTAGACGTAGTAAACCGTGGACGCCGCCAGGGCGCCAATGGTGTAAGTCACACCCCCGGTCGGTAGCTGCAGGGGCACGCCGTTGACGATGACGTTTCGACCATTGAACGGCGACAGCACCAGTGTTGTGGTACTGCCTACCGACAAGCGACATTGGCCGTGCCCGGAGATTACCGGCAACGCTGCCAGTAACTGAGCATAGTTGCCTTTGACTGGGGTGATGCCGGCCGCGACGAGTACCGCAATGAGGTTCTCTTGGGTGTCGTTCATCCAAGCGGCTGATACTATCGTCGCGGGAACCCCACCGACTGGGTCACCCTCTGTCCAAAGGCCGCCGGGAGCCGCCGTAGGGCCATCGATTCTGTGCATGGTTTATGCTCCGTAAGAGAAAATGGGGACAGTGTGCGCTGGCGCAAGTTGTCGAATTTTACACTCGAGTGTGTCATTGCCCCAAGTGCGAAGGGCCTCGCCTACCGCTGACATGCCGAC